TCCAATCTCCTTGTGATCCTATCTTTGCTTCCATACGTAATCTTTCAACTCTGAACTGAACATCTAACTTCATCAGTCTTGTTTGTTTATTGTCAAATGACATCACACTTACATTAGTAGGGAAACAATTAAATGCAGTCCAACTTGCTGTAACTTTATTTAATCTTGTCTGTCCTATTATTCTTCCTGTAAATGAATCTGTTGCTCTCAGTATATCATTAGATCCACTTTCATACTTATCTATGTGTATGTCTGCTACATAATCATCATAAAACATTGATCTATTCTCAGAGTCTCTACTTATAATTTGAATCCAACGATCAAAAACATACCTTGGCCATTGATTTACTGGAACTATGAACTGTATGTTCATCTCTTGTGGTTGTTGGAACGTAGCATACTTTCTTTCAATACCAAAGTTAGTCACACCTCCAGTCATCAATGCTCTTGATGGAATCTTTACTTCGTCTGCAAGATAGTCTACAGCATCATTCCACTCGTTTAATTCTACTTGTCCACTTGGTCCTAAAGTATTAGCAGTATTCGCCAACACAAAACGAGGTGGTTGTATTACAACCTCGAATAGATTACTCTTCGACGGTCCGTAATTACCTTTTGCTAGAAAATCTTGAAAACCTTTAAAATTTCTCATCTTTTTAGTGCTAATTGCGTTGGCATAGGTCTATCTCTTCCATTAATAGTTACATAAAATTGTTCTAAGGGCATCAAACCTATATCTGCCCAATCAGATTCTGGTATGTCTAATAAAGCACCACGCACTCTATTCCTCAAGTATTTATGCACGGTAAGAGCAAAAACGTCACTTGATATAGAATTACCTGCTAGTAATGCTTCACCCATCGCTACACGTTCCTGTGGCATCACATAATGTAGGTTAGCACCCCAGAAATGTTCAGCATCTTCATTCATAATGTAAACCAATGGAAACGCATCCCAATGAAACATTTTCTCTTTAAACTTTGGGTTTGGATAGTCAAAGAACACCATCCTACCTACCTGTGGTGCAACATAGGTATTGAGAGCAGTTCTTAACTTGTTTCTCCACCACTGTTTAGTTCTACCACCAGTTTGTTTTGCTTTTATGTCGGTGAAGGTGCTCATACTTGTAACTCTTTCTCGGTTAGTATCATAAATACCATTTGACGATCCTTACAATATTCTCTTGCTGCTTTCCACTTTGCATCATTAACAGCATATGTTCTTACCTCATTCAAATATTTCTTTGTACGTCGCTGTTGTTTTTTAGGTGTCTGTGTCTGCTTAAGAGGTTTGACCTCAATAATAAGTCTCGCCTTCCCCCCAGTTTTAGTCCTTGCTCTGACATAAAAATCTGGGAAGTAACGATGAACCCTCCCATCAACAGGACTAATATACGGGATGATAATTTCTTCACTACCCCACTCCTCCACGTTTATATTGCGGTCGCACCATACCATAAACTTTCTTTCCCATAAACTTCTATAAATAATGTTAGTAGGATCGCCTTTATATTTTCCAGGGTAACTTGGTTTGAATTTTCCTGAGTAACTTTTAGTCATAATCAAATGTCATTAGTATATCCGAGATCAGTTCCTGGGAGTTCTCTTTTGCAAAACAAGAGAGATAGTTTCGAGACCAGTTTCGTAGACTATTTAGTAATAAAACACCACTCGTCAACAGATGGTAATCCATATTCTTACATTGGTAACAGTGGTAACTATGGTGGTAACAGTGTGCTTGGTGGTGGTGCAGAAGCAGAAGGTAGTTTAAAAAATACTATTTACTTATATCTACCACCAAGATTACAAGAACAATACTCTACAAACTATCAAAGAACAACTGTTGGTGCAGCAGGTGTTCAAGCATTAGATGCAGCAGGAACAGCAGCAGCAGGGGGAGACGTAGATGTAGTAAGTGCTATTCAAACTACTGCAAAAGCAGCAAAACCTCAGTTTGTTATGGATAAAATTGCTGCTGCTTTAGGTACAATTAATACTGCACTAGGAGCAAGTGGTTCTAACTTAGATGCTAATAGTATTGGTGCTTTAGTTAAGAAGAAAGTATTTAACCCATACCAAGAAACAACATTCCGTGGTACAAACTATCGCTCACATAATTTTACTTTTCAATGCCAACCACGTAACAAACAAGAATCTGATGAGTTATATAAGATAATAAACGTTCTTCGTAAAGGAATGTTACCAGAAATGCAAGATGCAGATAAAGCAGACCAAACTGGAGTCACAGTAGACGGTCAACCTAGTGATACTACCCTTACAGAAGAAGCATTTAGTGGTTCAGCAGCAGGTCGTTGGTTAGGAATACCTGATTACTTTAGACTTGACATCATTCGTATAGCAGGAACACCAAGTGAAGATGGTAGTTTAGAACTAAGTGGTGGTTCTCCAAAAGGATTGAAAAGAATTATGCAGTTCCCTACTAAAGTGGTACTAAAAAATATGAACATAAATTTATCTCCTGATGGTCCATATAATTCATTGAAAGATGCTTTCGATACGAATATGGATTATGGTCCTGCATCATTCACAATGTCTCTTGGATTTGATGAGACTGCATTCCTTACTAGAAATTCACTTACAGATTAATGGCATACTTTAAATATCTACCTAAAGTTTTTGTTAGAAATAAAACCAGAGTCAATGGTTCACAACCATATGAACTGTCTGTAAATATTTTTAGACGTATCAAAATCAGAGATGATTTACAAGGTTCGTTGCTTGGATTTACTCAGTATGAAATACAAGATGGAACAAGACCAGATCAAGTTGCTTATGAGATATATAAAGATGCAGGTCTTGACTGGGTAATTCTTTTAATTAATAATATTATTAATGTAAATGAAGATTGGCCAATGAATCGTGAAGATTTATACCACTATGTCAAAGACAAATATGGTTCTATCGAAGGAGTAAAACACTATGAAACAAAGGAGTATAAGAGTCCTAGTCTTGATCTTGTCTTACTTCCTGGTGGGATTACTGTTTCGGAGTCTTACCAATACACGAAACCCGATGGCACCATCCTTCCGAAATCCGAATCTAGATCTTCAGTATCCTACTACTCCTATGAAGCAGCGATAAACGATACTAAGAGAAATATATATCTTTTGCGTCCACAATATCTAAATGACTTTATTGCAGAGTTCAAGAAGTTAGCGAAGTATCTTCCTAATATTGAACTAGATTCTGCTAACAATAAGAAAACACAAGGATCTCTTGCTGAAGAATTTATTGGTCTACCAAAATACAATCGTCCAAGACAGAGCACTGCGTCAACAGGTTCTGCATCTGGTGGTGGTTCCTCTACTGCATTAATATCTTCTGGTGGTTCATCAGCAGCATCGTCAACAACTACATCAACTGCATCTACAGGTGTAACATTAAGTACAACAGATACAAATGCCTCTTCCGCTACGACTTATAATAATACATCATCTACTGATACAAGTTCCTCGTCAAGTAGTTCATCGAGTTCTTCGTCCTCCAGTTCCTCTGGGTCAAGTAGTTCTAGTTCTTCTAGTGGTTCTTCTAGTTCTAGCGGGTCTTCGGGATCAAGTGGTGGTGGATACGGAGGAGGGTACTAATCCAAACAGTAGTCCAACGCTTTTTTAGCAGTATCTTTTAATCTCGGTCTCTTCCACGAAGCATAAGGAATAGTCACTAAAAATCCCAGAAGATCCGCATCAGGGTCCTCTGGGATTCCTATTGGTTCAACAAAAAATATACCTGCTCTCGCTACAGTTTTCCACTTACCTACATCGACAAATCCCAACCCTCTCAACGCACATTCTAGTTTGAGAGAGTAGCATCCGTCGATTAATTTCATTTAGAAACACCAGTTATCGTCTTTGTAAATGTAACAGGGAACTCCGTGTTCGTTGTGCTCATTTGGTGAGAAGTATGGTCCTCTTCGCCAACCATAGTGATGGTGGTGATGATAATCTCCGTACTCTGGTCTAGGAGCAGGACGATACCAACAGTTCCAACTTTCAAATGTCTTATCAAAGGCACAATGAGAAGGTTCGACTTCAAATTCTCCGCTTTTTAATCTAGTGTGTGCTGATGCAACTTGAGGTGTAGCGATTGCTGCTACAAGCATTAAAGGAAAGAGTTTCATAATGTAACTTCATTACCGTGATCTGTACCTATTCTACCACGAATGAACACATCATATGCAATACATAGTCGCCAGTTTGTAGACTGGTTGCGTTCTGCTCTGTGTACTAACTGTGATGGAAACATCAACAGAGTTCCAGGTTCGGGTAGTATAGAAAATTGTTTGGCAGTTGCAGGAACAAATCCTACTGTGTCTGGTTCCAATGTAGGAACAAAACAGTTCTGATAATGTGCTCCCTTGTTAAAGAACAACCTTCCACTGTCAGGGTTACACATTATATAGTAAACACCACTCATTACAGCATTGGTATGTGAATGCCAATCACAACTGTCTCCAGTTTTATGTGATGCTGCCCAAGATCTTACTATCTCTAGTTCATTTGTAGTCTTGATGAGTAATGTATTGTAGCACCAGTCTTCTACCTGCTTCTGTATAAGATTATAAACAGAAGGTAGAAAGTTTAAAATATTTTTTTCTTTTGTAATACTTTTGGTTTCAAACCTATCCCACTCCATTGTGTCAAGAATAGAAAGGGTGCCTTCTGGCACCCCAATATTTTTTTCAAAGACAGGAGTTGGAAATAACTCGTGCATCATAAGGGTATCAAACTATTAATCTTCCTCTGCGAGTTTCTGGAAGAAACTTAACGCATCGTCCTCCTCTTCTTTAGCAGCAGGAGTTGTTGCAGACGCAACAGTTTTAGTCGCTGAGAATGATTCAACCTCTTCCTTCCAGTTTGTATTTGGAACAGGGGTTTCTGTGATACTTGGTGCGTGATCGTACTTGTCTGTCTCGAATGACTTTGGTTGAACTGCTTGTCCAAGAACTGCCTTAAGACGTTCATCCAACTGGTCGTAACTCTTGAAATTAGATTCATCAGTAAACTCCTCAAGGGAATAACTGCTGTTATAAATCTCTTCCAACTTAGAATCGTCGAAGTTACCTAGAGTTGATGCTGCATTGAATGATGAATCATCATAGTTCCAGTAACCTGCGACCTGCTTGATCTTTAATTTAAAGTCTGCACCTTTCCAAAGATCGAATGGGTTGATCGCGGGTTGTGGATCGTAGTCGTTCTCGTCTGGTTGCATACGTGCTGTGAGTTTATCAAAGATACGCTTACCAAACTTGTATAGAAAGACCTGTCCTTCGTTCTCTGGATTTAGAGGGTCTTTGATAACATAGATGTTAGCAAAATAGGAAAGTTTTCTTTTTTGTTTACGTGCTATGTCCTTGTCTGCTTCTCGTCCACTATTCCATAGACCAGAATTGTGTGCACAAATAGGACATTTTTCACCTTTGGTTGTAGGACAGTTTTCAATTAACCATCCACCAGGACCTTGAAATGCGTGACTCCAAACCTGTGCCCAAGGTAGATCGCTTACGTTCTTTTGTGGAACGAAACGAATAATAGCAAAACCATTACCTGACTTATCAACTCCTGGTTTCCATAAACGGTCGTCAGATTGTTTACCGTTACTGTTCAACTTGTTGATCTCTTTTGTTAGATCAGCAAACTTACCAGAAGATTTTTTTAAACTTGAAAATGACATAATTAGTCTGTTGTTTGTGTGTTGTGTAAAATATACTACCCTATAGGGTAACATATCTATTTAGTTGCGTCAAGTTCTCTTCTCCACGAGTGTAAGCGTTTCTCCATATCTTCTAAGACTTCTTGAATTTGCTTGCCACCACTGTAGATTTGAGTCATTTGGTCTATACGAATCTTGACCTCCGCTGCTTCTTCATCCTCCAATGCCATCAAACAAAGTCTACCATAAAATATCTTTTGTTTAGCAATTAGTTCTAAAGTTTTAACGATGTGTAACTTCTTATCTTCCTTCTTCATTAAAGGAAATCTAACTGACAAATCATACAAATCTTTATAGAGTTGTTGCATATTCTCCAACTCTTCTTTAATTACTTCTGATTCATAGAACGGGTTGGTCATAATGGTAACACTCCTCTGCTAGTTTTCTTTACGTAATTTAATTGTTGTGCATTATATTTAATCTTATCCTTGAGAGGACGAGAAATTAATTTGTTTACAGTTTCAATCTCGATGTCATATTCATCGCAGACAACTACAACTGCATCAATATAATTGGTAAGTCCATTGCTATTTTTAACAACATCCTCTACCATTCCTGAGAATTTCGCTTGTGTCATAAATTTGTCTTTAAATTCTTTCATTTGATAGTAGACATAAAGTCATCGATGTATGATCTAAGAAGGTCATAGTAGTGATCTGGATTCTTTTCAAAGACTTGAATAGTTCCATCTTCTACTGCTACAATCGTGACTATTTTATTGATGGGAATACCACATCTTTCATAATACATAACTGCATAAGCAGTTTCTTGAACAAAGTAATTCTCAATCCATATTTCTTTCTTAGGTTTCGTTGATGTCTTAAAGTCAATGACAGATAGTTCGCCATCAAATTCTGCTATGCAGTCAACGCGACCAGAAATGCGAAGATAATCGCTGAAGAGACAACTCTCCAAAAGGTGTATGTTATTGATCCTATTAAGTTCCTCACGGGAGGACTGAAAAAGATAAGTAGCAAGAGGATTAGTTTCATCGAAAGATACTTCTTCGTTCTTCAAATAACATTCTACCATAGAATGAAACTTATTGCCACGTGATGCAGCAGCAGTTGAAATTTTTGTTGCTTGCTTTTCACCGACACGTTTCCTCCATTTAATAATAGAATCTTTCTTACGATGACTTGTGATAGTCGTGATAGAAGGATACCATTTGTTCTCTGCAACTTCATAGAGTCTTAAACCAGACTTCTTTGTCACAGAATTTATTTCATAGATAGGTTTTGGAGGACCTACAGTTTTAAATACAGTTTTAGAGACCAAGATTCACCTTTGATATTAAGTATTCTCTTACGAGACCTGACCTAACAATGTCATCAATACCAAATTCGACAGTATCAAACGATGGCATTGTCTGCAAGATCTTCATAAAGTCTAGGACTCCATTACGTTCATTGCTCTTAACTAAATCAGATTGTGTGTAGTCTCCTGAGAAAATAATCTTAGAGTTCTGACCCACACGAGTTATTATACTATCTAATTCGTGAAAGTTCAAGTTACTAAACTCATCTACTATGATGACACAATTATCTAATGTGGTTCCTCTGATAAAGGAGGTAGACCAAAATGATATTGTCTCTTGTGATCTTAAGTTATCATATAACATTTCAAATGCAGCATCATCAGGCATCTGAAACATATACTTTACCATATTTTTATATGGTATTTGGTATAGATTTGATTTGTCCTCGTGATCTCCAGGAAGGAAACCAATCTCTCTTGTAGGGACGAGAGACCTTACCATATAAACTTTATCATATGGACTTGTAGGTTCTAATACTTCCTTGAGTGCAAGGTACAAACTGATAAAAGTTTTACCAGTACCCGCAGCACCGTGTAAAACTAAATTCTTTCCTTCAGCATAAGACTTGAAGACTATTTCTTGGTTGTCCCCAATGGGTTCGATCACCTTGAGGTGATCCATATTAATAGGTTTCTTTCGTCTCATAAATTTAGCACTTCTGCTGTGGTTTTGAGAGGTTGTCTTTCGCTTCTTGACAGGCATAATTAAGTGTAGTTAGACAAGTTTGCAGCGGGGTGTTCTGCTTGGATTTTAGACATTACTTCTTTAAATCCATCGGATTGTTTTGGTTTACCATACATTGTTGCAGGTGCTTGATTACCAAAATACCTTTCCATTTCTGGGTGCTCGTCTTTGTATTTATCGAGTTCTGCCATAGACATTTTTAACTCGATAATCTCTCCAGTTTCTTTGTTTTTGAAATCGTATGAGGGCATTAATGTTTACGTAGTTTTTTAGTTTTGTGTCTGATGTATCTGACTTGAACATTAATTAAGTTAAGTCGTGCTCTGATTATAGCATACTTTAGTTCTAGTTTCACGTAGTCTACAATTTTATAGAACGGATCGAACCCATCGGTGATAGCGATGAGCATTACAACTAATAAAAAAGTATAGAGTGTGTACATTAGTCTATTCTGAGACAGGGTTGGAGGTCTCGCCAGTAATCGTCGTCGGGACAATCGCAATCTTGCTGACACCATCCTAGTGCTGAAGAAATGGTGGGAAAATTGCATATGAAATGATCTTTACATAACATAGCAAGATCCATATGTTCTTTTTGTGTTCCGTGTCCAGAACGGAGATCAATATAATGAACCCAAGAGCGAACACTTCCAGACATATAAATGCGAGTTGGTGTTGCTAATGGAAGAACAAATCTTGCACATTCTTTTGCAATACCTTCTCTCAGTAATTCATTATATAAATCCATTCCTTCATTAAAATATTGTCTAATTCTTTCTTGTAAAAACTTAGTTTGTTTTTCTGGAACATCATCAATGCTATTTTGACGATTCTTCTTATCTTGTCTTCTCAAATCTGGTAGTTTAATATTACCTAATTCATTACTTTGTGCGTATCTCTGTGAGAACTCTTGAAATGTAAAGGAACGATGCCTTAATATCTGTGCTGCGATCGCCCTTGTTGTTTCAATCTCAAGTGTCATTGATGATTGTTCAAAAACAGACCAATGATTATGTTTAATACAATATCTTAGTAATCCTGCATAATTAGGATTATCCTGATTATTAGGATTAGAAACTCTGGCAATATGTGCCATTGTCTTCTCCGCATCCGGAGAAACACTTACTAGTTTTATGGTCATGAACCAAAACCTCTTTTAAGTTTAGTATTTAGATTATTCATTTCTTCCTTCACGACACGAAGTTGCCTTTTCATTTCGATTACCTGCTCTTCACTGTAGAGATATTCTTGAGCAATTAATCTTTCTAATAATTTAACAAGTTTTTTAGTTCTTGTATTAGTCTGCATATCCATCGTCATCATCTTCGTCTCGGTAGTATGCACCAACATCGGTGCCTGATGTATATGCTTTAGTGTCAGAGTATATTTCAGTTTTTAAAGAATCAACAAGAATTTCCAAATCGTGTATAAGTGATTTAAGTTTTTGCTTTCTCATAACTCTTTACTTATTATTTAGTAAGAGGGAGGTTGGATTCCTGTATACCAACAAATAACGGGCATTACTACAGTAGTAAAAACGTTATTGCCTGAGACCCGACTGGTAAGTCGATTCTCCTTTCGGAGCAGCACCACCTGTGTCTCATCACCTTAACCAGCTATATGCCAGTAAGTTTATTCAGTCACTCCCAACGTAAGCGTCCTTACATTATTAACATAACACACTACTATTTAGTTGTCAAGCGTTTCTCTTAATTTACGAATCGAACCCTTTAAATTATCAAACATCTGTTCTACAGTTGCACCTCTAGGCATACCCATCTGTCTTAATGACTCTCTCATATTTTCTGCGACCAACATCGCATCTTCATCCTTAGACAACTTGCATCTAAAGTACATGAGTTTCTGTTTCTCTAGTAACTCTTCAATCAGATCAAGTTGTTCCATCTCATCTTCTTCAAACCCAGTGACAGAAG